GTGCTGGCCTAAGAGCAAACCCAACTCATAGCAATTCTGTTGATCTTAGACTTGAAGCTGTCTCAAGCAACCTAAACAAAATGGTCGAGGGCAAGCCAGCATTTATGATTGATCGGCGTTGCCCAACACTAATCAAAGGCTTTGAAGGTGGCTATGGATACAAGCGTATGCAAGTATCTGGTGAAAGGTTTGATGATAAGCCTGACAAGAATATGTATTCACACATCCACGATGCTCTACAATACTTAATGCTGGGTGCTGGTGAGGGCAGACAGTTAATATCTGGTCAAAGACAAGCCAAGGCTTTTAATGCCAAAGCAGAGTATGATGTCTTTGCTAGGAAGCCAAAGCAAACCAAACGGCATGGTTTGTGGGCTAGAATGTAATTTGTGAGTTGCAGACTGCAATAAATTGTGGTTAGGAATAGATAGTTATAAAGGAGATAGCCATGTGTGTAGGTCGTGGACCTAAAACGCCCTCAGTAGATCCTGCTATTAAGGCACAGCAAGAGGCTGATAGAGCTAAAGCACTTGAAGAAAAGAAGGGTGCAAAGCAAGAGGCTCTTGAAGAAACTGTAAAAAGTATGCGTAAGGGGTCAGGACGCAGATCTTTAATAAGTGGATCTGGTGGTGGTGTTGGATTTTATAACAGGTTTAATCAATGATAACATATACAGACACATCATCCTTTGGTGGATCTGGTGGCGGCAATGATAAAGTTGCCGCTATGTATTTGAAAAAATACGAAAAAGCTAAATCTATGCGTGAAAACTTTGTACCACTCTTTGAGGAGTGTTATGAGTATGCGCTTCCACAGCGCGAGTCGTTCTATTATGAAACGATTGGTCAGCGCAGGGATGATAAAATCTTTGATGAGACTGCCGTTGTTGGTGTGCAAGAGTTTGCATCCCGCTTACAACAGGGTCTTGTGCCTAACTTTGCACGTTGGGCAGACTTTACATCTGGCAGTGAAGTGCCACCTGACTCACGCGAAAGCGTTGATAACGACTTAGATGAAGTCACAGAGTATGTGTTTGAAGTAATACAGAACTCAAACTTTGGTCAGGAAGTGCATGAGTCATTCATGGATCTGGCTGTTGGTACTGGCGTATTGAGCGTTGCAGAAGGTGATGCAATCAATCCTGTAGTGTTCTCTGCTATACCGTTACCGCATGTTGTGCTTGATTCTGGTCCTGATGACAAGATCGATCATGTATATAGAGAAAGACAAGTTCGCGCATCTGACATTGAAATTATGTATCCAAAGGCGAAGATTAGTGACAAACTTACTAGCAAGATTAACAACTATCCTGATGAACGCATTAAGATACTTGAAATCGTTTGTAAGGATTACACAGTTAAAAACGAAGATGCCTACCTTTTCTATGCTATCGAATGTGATACCAAAGAAATTGTTAAAGAGGAAAAGTACCGAGGTGTTGGGTCAAATCCTTTTGTTTGCTTCCGTTGGTCAAAATGTAGCGGCGAAGTCTATGGGCGGGGTCCTCTCATCAATGCGCTTAGTGCTATTAAAACTACAAATCTTACGATTGAACTTATACTTGAGAACGCGCAAATGGCTATCTCAGGTATATACCAAATGGAAGATGACGGAGTAGTTAACCCAGATACAATTAACTTGGTTCCGGGAACGGTTATACCAAAAGCTACTGGATCACGCGGTCTTGAGCCTATTCGTGCGGCTGGTTCGTTTGATGTAGCTAACCTTGTTCTTTCAGACATGCGCTTGAATATTAAACGTGCGCTATACAATGATATGCTTGGTAATCCTGATCGTACTCCTGCTTCTGCTACAGAGGTTGCAGAACGTATGTCAGATTTATCTCGGCGTATTGGTTCTGCCTTTGGCAGACTACAAGCAGAACTTGTTCAGCCTGTTCTTCAAAGGGTGGTGTACATTCTAAAGAAGCAGGGGCGAATTGATCTTCCGACTATTAATGGTCGTGAAGTAAAAGTACGTTCAGTATCACCTCTTGCACAGGCACAGGCCAATCAAGATATATCCTCCGTTGCTCGTTGGCTTGAGCTTGTGCAGGGCAGTTTTGGTCCAGAGGTAATGAACCTACTTATTAATTCAGAAGATACCGCCGCTTACTTAGCAAAGAAGTTTGGCGTCCCTGATACACTGATCCGCGACCTTGAGGAACGCAGACAAATGGTGGCTATGGCACAAGCGATGCAACAGCAACAAATGTCTCAACCTCAAGAGGAACAGATAATTGGTACGCAACAATAACGCATATCTAGGACTTGATGGTTATCAGCGTAAGAAAGAAGAAGATGTTAAGATTAGCTTGAATCTAGCTAGTCTGTTTAGCACTGATACTGGCGCAGAAGTCTTACGCTATCTAAGATCAATCACAATAGAACAAGTTCATGGTGCAGGGGTTTCCGATGCGGAACTGCGCCATATGGAAGGTCAGCGATATATCGTTGGCCTCATTGAATCACGCATCCGTCACGCACATAGGGCAAAAAACGATGAATGAAGAAGCGCAAGTAGAAGCACCACAGGAAAGTGATGTTGTTACTGAGGGCGGCGATCCGTTATTGCAAACGGAATCAGAGCGTCCTGAGTGGTTGCCAGAAAAGTTTAAGACCGCAGAAGATCTGGCTACAGCATACTCATCACTTGAAGGCAAGCTAGGTCAAAAGGACGAGGAAGCTAGAGATGCTTGGATGAAAGAAATCCAAGAAGAAGCATTTGCTAATCGTCCAGCAGAGGTAGGTGATTATCAGTTGCCAGAAGGTTTTGATGAAACTCAAACAGAAGGCAATGAGTTGCTTAACTGGTGGGCTAATCAATCATATGAAAACGGCTACAGCCAAGAGGAGTTCCAAGAAGGCATACAGATGTATATGGATGCTTTGAACGCTGATGTTCCTGACTTTGAAGCCGAGACTGCAAGGCTTGGTGACAATGCTTCTGCAAGAACAGAAGCGGCTAGTTTGTTTGCTAACCAGTTCTTTCCAGAAGAACACATAACAGCGATAGAGCGTATGTGTGAAACTGCTGATGGCATTATGGCTCTTGAGCATATTATGGAGCAAGTTAAGCAGTCTGGTCCTGCTGGTAGTGCAGAAACAGTCGCACAAACAAGCGAAGCTGAATTAAAAGCGATGATGTTAGATCCACGGTATCATGATCCTGCTAGGCGTGACGCACATTTTGTTAGCCAAGTAGAATCAGGTTTCAAGAAAATCTATGGCTAAGGATCTAATCCGAGTTGGTAGGCTCTCGTTAAGCAAAAGCCTACCCTATCACGCAGAAGCAATAGCAGACGACTTACGACTGCATGATCTAAGAGAGTGCTTGATATACGGCTTAAGGCCGCTAGAAGCTCTTACAGAGCCTTTGGCTATACACGGCGCAAAAACATACACAATAAAATTTGATGACGCTCCTATCGCTATGTGTGGCTCTGTACCACTAGATCAATCCAGCGCAAGGATATGGATGCTTGGCACAAACAGCATCACTAATAACTTTAGGCCATTTCTTAGAGGGTGCGCTGATGCAATAGAGCTACTGCACAGTGATTATGAGTACATAGAAAACTACGTTCCAGCCGATCATCATGAAACAATTATGTGGTTAAGCTGGTGCGGATTCACCTTTGATGATGTGACGTATGATATATGCGGTCATACTATGATGCGTTTTGTGCGTTGCAGAGAGAAACATAAAGGTGTTATTGCTGAATTAACACGGCCTGTAATGCACTGAGCGACCCGCAAGGATACTCGCGTTGAGGATGCCACACAGATAACCGCAAAACTGTAACTCAACAACCTTAAAGAGAAGGACTGTAAAATGGCGAACTCAATAGATACCGCCTTTATTAAACAGTTTGAATCAGAGGTTCACATGGCTTATCAGCGCATGGGTTCTAAATTGCGGAACACAGTGCGTACAGTAAGTAATGTGAGTGGTTCAGTAGTTCGATTCCAAAAGATCGGCACTGGCTCTGCTTCAACTAAATCACGCAACGGCATGGTAGCACCAATGGAGCTAACACATACAAATGTGGAAGCTACAATGTCTGACTTCTATGCGGCTGAGTACATCGACAAGCTTGATGAACTCAAGACTAACATTGATGAGCGTCAGGCTGTGGCTAAATCTGCCGCCGCCGCACTTGGTCGTAAGACTGATGAAATTTTGCTTACAGCTATGGATGCTGGTGCAAACTCAACTCAGATCCACGACACAAGCTCTGCTTTGGAAAAGGCTGATCTACTGTCTTTGTTTGAGACATTTGGTTCTGCTGACATTCCAGAGGACGGTGGACGCTATCTTGCTATGCACCCGAAAGGTTATGCTGACCTGTTTTCTATCACTGAGTTTGCTTCTAGCGACTTTGTTGGTGAGCAGAATCTTCCTTACGCTGGCGGCATGAGCATGAAAGAGTTCTTGGGCTTCAAGATCTTTTCAACATCAGCCGTAACTGCTGGTAAGAACATTGCATACCACACATCTTCTGTGGGTCTGGGTGTTGGATCAGATGTTACTACTGAGTTGAACTACGTTCCAGAGCGTGTCTCACACCTTGCAACTTCCATGATGTCAATGGGTGCTGTTGTTATTGATGACAACGGTATCTATGAAGTCTTGGACAACAACTAGAGGAGATTAGAATATGGCTTATTCAGCATCTGGTCTAACTCGCATGGCAGGGGGCGGCGGTCACAACATTTGGTATTACACAAGTGCTGACGCTCTTTCTGCTGTACGTGCATCAGGTTACTTTAATGATGCGGCTTCTGTAATGAATGTAGGCGATCTCGTAGCTGTTTACGACAATGACGCACCAACAATGGCATGGACTGTAGTTCTGTCAAACACTGGTTCTGTTGTTGACGTAGCAGACGGTACTGCCCTCACAATGACAGACTCAGACTAATTAGGGAGAGGGGGCGAAAGCCCCCTCACTTGCCATGACAGTAAGCACAACCGCAGACTCAGCTATTGATATTTGCTCTAGGGCTTTGATCTTGATTGGGGCAAATCCGATCACATCATTTGATGAAGGCAGTACAGAAGCACTTGTTGCTGTTAATATGTATGAAGATGTGGCTAGGGCTTCACTGGTAAATACACGGTGGCGTTTCGCTACCAATCAAGCAGTTATGAACTTGCTTACAGATGCACCTACTGGTCGTTACGATCAGGCGCATCAGTTGCCTAATGACACTTTGATGGTTCATTCCGTTACGATTAACGATAACCTTATTGATTATCAGATTTACGGTGACAAGATATTTAGTGACACAACAACTAATGACACTCTGATTGTTGATTACACATTTAGAGCAGAAGAAGAAAACTGGCCTTCATACTTTGTTATTGCAGTAGAGTATGCACTCGCCAATATCTTTGCCACATCTATTGCAAGGGACGCTAGCTTAGCACAGCTAATGCAAGCATCTGCAACACAAGCTATGGCAAAGGCGCGTAGTCTTGATTCGCAACAGCAGACAACACGCAGTATTCCAACATCGAGGTTCATTACTGAAAGGCGAAGTTAATGGCTCGTATTCGCGTACCTATTAGCAACTTTCAGTTTGGAGAAGTCAGTCCGTCTTTGGTTTCAAGGACGGATACGCCTATCTACAACAATTCTGCAAAGAAGGTAGAAAACTTCTTTTTACGAAATGAAGGTGGTTTGCTTAAAAGATTTGGCACTGAAAAGCTGTATGAGTTTGACACTACTGTTGATGCAACAGTTACACAGCAAGTTCGTATTGTACCGTTTATCTTTTCTGATGATGAGCGTTACATTGTAAGCTTAGAGAATCTAAAGATCAGAGTCTTTCAGATTAACCCTAGCACTGGCGCAATATCTTTAATCCAAACAATTACTGCTGACACTGGTTCAGCCGCTTTACCATTTGGTCACGCTATACTGCCAGAACTTACATACGCACAAGCTGGCGATGTTATGTTCATAGCGCATCAAACCTTTATGACTCGCAAACTTGTACGCACAGGGCTTACAACATTCCAAGTTGAAACACTAACTTTTGATGAAAGCGCAGATGGATTCCGCTCAAATGAACCATTCTATTCGTTTCAGCCAGTAGGCATGACACTAGATCCCTCTGCCTCTACTGGCACAGGAATAACAGTAACTACAAGCGCAAGCTACTTTGATACCACTGGTAGCCAATCAGGTGGAAACTATCCAAACTCAAAGCATGTTGGCGTTACACTGCGCTATCATAACAATGAAATCATATTAACTTCTGTGCAGTCTGCAACACAGGCTACAGGAAATATTATACATGATAATCTGATTGTAAGATTAGATTCTGATGCGATAGAAACCATTGATGGCAGTGCTAATATACTAATTACATTTCCTCTACATGGATTAAGTACAAACGATACTATTGTAATTAGTGATGCTGGTGCTGTTGGCGGTATTAATGCTAACCAAATAAATGGCACTGAAACTGTTCAAGAAGTTATTGATGAGAATGTAATTGTTGTTACTGCTGGGGCTACGGCAAATGCTTCTGCTGTTGGTGGAGGCTCTCCTAAGATTGTAACACACGCCGCCACTACAGAGTGGGGTGAGCAATCATATAGCACATTGCGAGGCTTTCCTGCGGCTGTAACTCTGCATGAAAACAGATTGTGGTTGGCTGGCACTGTTGCACAGCCTGACGGTATATGGGCTAGTAAGCCAGCATCATACTTTGACTTTGATGTAGGTAATGGTGAAGATGGCGATGCTATTGATCTGACTGCGGCTATTGGTGAAATCAATACTATACGTCACCTTATGTCTAATCGTGATCTACAGATCTTTACTAGCACATCAGAGATGTACATACCTTCATTTACTGAGAAAGCTATTACGCCTACTAATGCACAGATACGCAGACAAACTCCGTATGGCAGTAACTTTGTTCGTCCAGAGTCATTTGATGGTGCAACAATCTATGTGCAAAAAACTGGCTCTGTTGTGCGCGAGTATATCTATTCAGATTCAGAAGCGGCTTATGTGGCTACTGGTATATCCACACTATCGCCACATTTAATTAGCAATCCTGTGCAGATGTGTATCTTGCGCGGTGCAATCAATCGTCCTGAGTCATATGCCTTTGTGCTAAATGACACTGGCAAGATTGCTGTATTTACATCTAACAGAGCAGAGCAAAGGGCTGGCTGGTCTGAGTGGACTACATCAGGCAAGTTCCATTCTGTGTGTGTAGTAGATGATCGTGTGTTCTGTGTAGCTAAGTATGACTTGGGTGCTGGCACTGAGAAGTTTATTTTGATGGAGTTTAATTCATCATTCAACATGGACTTTGCAGATACATTTAGCGGTACTGCTGGTGTGTTTAATGTGTCTAGTCACTTTGCCAATGGCGCAAAAGTCAAAGTTGTAAACGGTACTGACTATCTAGGCGAGTTTACTGTGGCTAGTGGCAACGTAGATGTGTCTGCTGTGCAGGAAATAACATCGGCTGAGATTGGCTTTGGATTTGATGTTAAGGCTGAAACACTACCGATTGATGCTCAGATAGCAGGAGGGCCACTCACAGGCGAACCTCGCGCCGTTAACAGGGTAGTGGTGGATCTACTTGATACCCTATCCGTGTCAATCAATGATAAGAACTTAGTTATTCGTCAGGTTACAGATGATTTTAGTGTTGCTAGAACACCTGTTACTGGCAAAGAAGAATTTAGATTGCTTGGTTATAGTAAAGATCCAACAGTTAGCATTACACAAACAGCACCATTATCATTGCAAGTTAATGGCATTATAGCAGAGGTATCATTCTAATGGGTATTCCACTAGGTATTCAGATAGCCGCTACTGGCCTTTCAATGTATTCTGAAATGCAGAAAGGCAAGGCGGCAAAGAGTCAAGCCGCATTTAACAGACAGCAATATGAGCTGTCAGCAAGTCAGTCTGAAATAGAAGCTTTGCAAAAAGCAAACATTCGTATGCGTGACTTTGAATCTGCACAGTCCGCTAACATGGCGTTCTTTTCTTTTATGAACAGAGATACATCTGACAGATCTATGAAAGCTTTTATGGATCGGCAAAAAGAAATTGCTTTGTCTGATGTAGAGTCAATAGAGTCAACTGGCATGATGACTGTATCACAGCAAAGAGCAATGGCTGGTATGGAAGCGGCTAAAGGTAGATATGCTGGCAGGGAAGCATTGCTTGGTGCAACAACATCGATAGTTACTGGAATGTATCGTTATCACCAATACAAAACTGAATAGAGTTAAACATGGCAGTTATTAGACAACGCAGACAAAACATTGCAAGCAACATCGGAGTCATTCGCGCTGACACTGGTGCAACGCAGTCTTGGGCAAAGGTTGGCGAACTAGCTGATACATTTATTGAAAGTTCTTTTAACGATCTAAAGCGCATTGCCAAAGAAAAGGGCATTGAAACTGCACAGGCCGCATCTGCCGCAGACCTAAGAGTTATTGATCCTATTACTGGAGACATAAAAGCATTTAGTATTCCTGATGGCTTTGGAACTGTTGCACAACA